AATGCACGCATGGCTTCACGCGTATTTGCGACATCGAGCTTAAATTCACGACCAAACTTTTGCCCTAGAATGCCGTACAACTTAATTGTTTTTAACATCTCGGTGCCTTAAGATTTTCACAGTGCGCTCATGCCATTGCTGACCATATATTTCCCGCACAGATTTACGGTTATACGGATGATGAAGGGTTAAACTTGAACCGATGCAATGCTCAGTTTGTTCCGATTTAAGCTGCCCATTATTACTCAACCATATAACTGCATGATTTGGATGCTCGGTACGCCCAACACGACAAACAAGCATATCGCCATACTGCGGTGTATCAACTTCAAAGAAACCTGCTTTTTCGTAATTTTCAAGGTAAAGTGATGGATGGTCTTTATCTTCCCACCATGCATCTTTACGCTCGAAATCCTTCAGCTCTACGCCCAATTCACGACTATAAAAATCACGAATCAGTGCATAGCAATCTTGCCAACCGTGAAAATAATTACGCCCCACTAAGGGGGCGCGATAACCACAAGGTTCATAAACTTGAAAATCCAGATCCGGATATGAACAAATTACCCACGGCTTTTGATGTAATTCAATTTGAATCAGATCAAGTTCCGAAGCTTTTGTTGTTCCATCTGGATGAGAGTGCACATAAGCTAAGATTTCGCCTTGATCTTCAGCACTTGCCAAGTCTTCGGGATGAATTTCAAACTGATCAGATTGTTCAGCGATATTGCGACAAGGAATATATTGCTTTTCGACAATCACCCCACAGCTTTCATGCGGGTAACATGCATCAGCATGGGCCATGATTGCTTTTTTAATTTTTGCTGTCAGTTTCATAAGACCTCACAACATGCTTGAAGCTGGGAATCCGCCAAAAGGTAAAGGCTTGTTTTTACTAAATCGACATTCACAACCAGACAATCTGTACGAGCAACGATCTAAAGCAGGGTTGTCGGTTGGCTCATCCTTCTCAGTAAACATTGCAGCTCCGGTGTAACCACACTCTTCCCCGCGATATTCCCAACTACAATAAGAAGTAATTTGACGTACAGGAATTTTCAAACCTTCAAAATCAATTGGATTTGAAAGTTCAAAAGTAACCTGCTGGGCATTTTCCGATGTTTTCTGCTCTATAAACCAAGTTTGTTCTTTAGACTCGTTCGATGCCGTTGGGTTACCAGAAGTGAAGTTTTCAGCATCTAGATATTTAGCCAAAGTAGTAATAACTTTCAGCTTTGCACCTGCAAAATCTTTAAATTGCAGACAATAAGCAGAAACAGCATGTTGAATGCCGTTAATGTTGTTTGCCATTGTTAAAGTTGGCGCTGAAGCTTTACCAGTTGAACTAAGTTCAAGTCCCGAAACTTCCAAAGCCATTGGCTCAAAAACTTGTCCTTGCCAGACAATATTTCGATTCCAAACTTTTTGATCACCAGCATCAAAAACCTTGCCGATGCTTCCAGAATCAGCACCGATTAATCCTTCAGATCCGATCGATGAGTAAATTTCTTCCCAATCTTGAAAAGCTATATGCCCGTGGAAACGTAAAATGCCAGCTCCAAGTGAGCTGGCATCTAGTTCATACAAATGAATTAATCCATCGACATATAGCTTCTGAAAATCACTATTCAGACTCATGAATTACCTCGTCATAGATTGGATTTCCATCTTTGTCTAAGACTGGCACATCATCAAAAATAGGATTTCCTTCACCATCAATAGCTTGAACCCATTCAAAAACTGGCTCACCATTTTCATTAATGACTGGTTGATTCGACAAAATAGGCGTACCGTTTTGATCAGTTTGAATGTGAGTTACTGGCTTTTTATAATTCTTGCCATCCACAATTACAGCTTTTCCTTCATCATCAAATAAATCTTCGTATTTAGTGATATAGGTCAATTGCGGTGCATATTTTACTTGCTGGACCATACGTGGTTGTTTTTCAGTACGTGGAATTTTTCTGACGATTGTCTTTTTAATACTGTTTAAACGAATGTCGATCCATCGCGGCTCACCATTTGCATTGTTCGGAATATCGATTGGTGCATCGAGATTCGCAACAATATCGCCTTCATCATTTAGCTTTTTCTTGAACGTTTTAATTTCAAGATCACCGTTATCAAGTGTTTGATATTCAACTGCACAAATTTTATTGCCGTGAGTGTCGGTCGGAATTTCAATCCACCAACCTTCCTTCGCAAAACCTGACGTTCCTTTTAGCAAGTAGTGCCCTACATCGAGCTTTTCAAAAGAGAGAGGCTGTTCAGAGGCTTCGTCATTAGGCTCAATTTTATCGGCAAATAGCTTAACAATCGGAGATGCTGACTTGATGAAACCATTTGCATCCACTGTTGTATTTTTTGACGACAAAATTTTACGCCACGGCTGAAACGTATTTACATTCCAGTTTATAGACCTGACATACATTTCGGAGTTATGTGTTATGCTTAATTGTGCACAAGCATCAGTTGAATCGTTAATATCTAAATTAATAATTGCCTGAGAATTGTTGTCTGGATAGTCTCCAGCACTTGAAATATTATTACCATTATTTTGCCAATAAAAGGCATTACCATTTCCTCTCAATGTTGATAATTTTTGACTACCTAATAGAATTGACTTTCCAACTCCAAAAGCACCAACTTCCATCACATTCCCAGCAGCAGTACCTACATAACGACTAGCTGCATGTGTCCAGTTCGTAAAGTTTTCATTCATTTTTGCGCCAGTTGAGCGAAATGTGTCGCCGCCTGCGCCAGTCGGAGCTGAACCAAGATTAACAGTTTGAATCGTCATTTTCTTACTCGCATAAAAAAAGCCCCTAAATAGGGGCTTTAAAGGGGTTTAAATTAAGGGTAAAAAACTTGGGTGAAGGTGGTGGAGATTTGCCAAACATCACCACCTAAACAACGGGGTTGATATTCTCCAGCTTTAACTCTAACTTCACCGTCTAAAGGCGAATCCCAAAGAAACGAGTCAGCTCCTTTGTGGTCATCAAAGAATGCTTTGATTTGCATAATTTCGGCTTTATAAGCCGTTCTTTGATAAGTCCATTCACCAGATCGGTTATTGATACCTACAGCAATGTTTTGTTCATACCCATCACCAAATTTGCTTGATAACGTATTAAAGCGCTGAGTATTACTATTTCCGTCTAAGTCGCATTCGAAAGTGAATTTAAGGTTGCTCATCTTTTTTTGACCACTCAACTTTCATACTTACCGGACTATCTTTAAAACGTTTTTTGCAACTTTCTAGATCCTTCGCATCTTGATCTGGAGCAAATAACACCCCACGCCTACTTTCACGAACTGCCCATTCTTTTACATGTTTGTTTAGTAGCTCTGCAGCTTTAGAACTCTTAGATTGTTTTTTAAAAATGAGGCTGAATGACAATCCAAAGACGAAACCCGTTGCATATTCAATTAGATTAAAATCAATTAAATTTGCACTTATGTAGAAAACTACAGCAATCAATAAAGCAAGCAGAAAAGTCATAATGTACTTTTTCACTTTTGTACTCCCATTAAAAAACCCACTCTCCTGAGTGGGTTACTTTGATAATAAACCGCCTTGTCGCTGCTCTTGCCGGATAATCGTTCTTACCGCATTGCCGATCAATTGCCCAAGCTGCTTCTGATCCTGAGTATTAGCACCATTAGTATTAACACCTGAATCATTTACATACACTTGGATTGTGACAGGTTGTGCATTAGAGGATGTTACTCTCTCCAAACTCCCACCAGAGTTAATGGCATTCAATGTATCAACACCAACGCGTTTTGTAGCTGCGGCATTCAATACATATTCCTGACCATGAACCACACCAGCTACATCACCTCGGCCCATGTTGCCTGTGTAGCCGCCTGAAGAGAAGCCTTGCGGAGTTGCAGCTTGGATGAGAGATACAAATGTACCCGATTTAATTGTCGCGATCGCTGCTGCTGCTGCTTTTTGGTACCAAGTACCTGGCTCATTTGCATAAGCATCTGAAGCAGCTTTCCACATATTCATACCAGCCTGCGCCAAAGCAAATGCTCGCTGACTTTCATAAAGAATGCGGTATGCACTTGATGACTCACCAAGCATATTTTTAAACATACCAGCTAATGCACCAGTTACATTAGCTCCATAACCCAACTGGAGATTCAAACGCTCAAAGTGTTCTTTCATGATTTGTTCACGTTGTGCATTCAGAGCCACCATATTTGCATTTGGATCTTTAGCTTGAATATCAAGTGCAGCTACTTGAGTATTTGCTAAATTTAGAGATTGAGCCCTCCGATCAGTGCGCGTTTGGTTTAGTTGGTATTGCTGACTATTACCAGTCATATCGGCTTTAGTCTGATCCCAATTTTTACTAGATTGAAAAGCCTTATCTAGAATCTCTAGACGTTCTTGCGCCTTAGATAAAGATAGGCGTTCCCGTCGT